ACACTGCGCCTTTGCCGCCTGGGAGTGCTGCGAGGGCGGCATTGACTGGGCCGATCAGATCGGTAGCCCCATCCGCCACTGCTCCGTAGTCTGCGGCATTGACCCATGAGATGGCGCGCTTGAGTCCATACCGGCCATCCAGCGCCGCCCGAGTCGAACTCGTCCCGCTGTTGACCTGTGCGGCCATGGCTGCATCGACGCCGGACTGCGCGAGGAACTGTGCGTCCGCCCCAGCCTTGGTGTAGCCGGTAATGGTTCCCACGTTTGCCCTCCTACAGGGTGACGATCGAGAAGGTGTTGCCTTGGTTGATGTCGTTCGGCGCGGTCGAGGTCCATGTGCCGTCGCCGTTGTCAGTGCCGTTCCACGTCGCGGTTAGCAGGATGGGGCCACCAGCAACGGGCGCCACCGTCCCGCCCCATGCAACCGATGCCGCGTCCACAAGCACGATCGGGGTCACGGTGGTCTCGTCTATCTCCCAGCCGATGACCCGCGCCATCCCGGTGAGGCCGTCCGGCCATGCGTCCGAGGTCAGGTCGAAGCCGACAGTGTCGCCCAGATGCCAGTCCGAGCCGAGGTGCGCCGATTCGCGGCGGTTCGCGCTCAGGGCCAGGGATTGGGTGCCGGTGGAGATGGCGGCGAGGACCCGTGTTGCGTGGGCCTCCAGTGTCGAGGTGTCCGTGATCGATGTCGACGGGGTCCAGCGGTACTCCAGCTTGGGCCGGTTGTCGCCCGTGACGACATGATGCGTCGATTGCGGACGCGCCCCTGCCGATCCTGACGAGACAGCCATGACGTCGTTCGCACCCGCACCCGACTTGTAGCTCTCTGTGAAGGGGCACTTGGTCACATTGCCGGGGAGGTTGAACTGGACGGCGGGACCGAGCCCTGTCGGCGGTGCACTGCCGAGCCGGTCGCCAACGCGCAGGACGGGGGTTATCAGCGACAGGTCCGAGCCCGAGCGCTCCCAGTCGATGCACCATTCCGGGCCGCCGTCGAGACCCGAGAGCTCCTGCAGCGCGGACAGCACCGTCTTATCGTCCGTGTCCTTCCACGAGTGGTCACGGGTTACGCCGTTGCCGCCCTCGATCTGCACGCGGATCGGGATGCCGTTGGGGATGATGAAGCGATTGACGAGATCCTGTGCGATCAGGTTCTGCGCCGTCGCCGTGTAGGTCACGTCGCCCACGTAGCGGCGGTCGAGGTAGTCCTCAGCGGTCACGAGCGCGAGTTGGACGCTCGCCGCCTCGCTGGTGTCCCGCTGGTTGATGATCCCGCCCCAGACCGGCGTCTGGCCGTCGTCATCGAGGCAGATGATCGCCGCCGTGTACGGGACCGTTTCCGAGCGCCAGTTCGACGGCGCCGAATTGATGGGGAGATCAGCCGTGACCGACTCCGAGCGCCCCATCGTCTGCTTGTGGGTGCCGCCGAAATGCACGTCGATCAGGTCGGCCGCGATCCTGCCCGTCAGGAGGTCGATCAGGACATACGAGAGCACTGTGCCTCCAAACAGGAACGGAGGCGGCGACACCGAAGCGCCGCCGCCTCACCGGGGACGGGTCAGGAGGCGAGGAGCTTCTTCGCCGCCTCAAGATCCGGGTCCGCGCTCGGGGGCGTCACGGCAGGCGCCGCGGGGGTCTCGGGCTGTGCCGGTGCGCTCCACCCAAGCCTCTGATCCATCTCTGCAGTCGAAACGGGCGTGCCGGATGCAACAACTTCGCTCGTGACGGGAGTCGGGACCACGCGCAGCGGGTCCGCCTTGTAGTACTCCGCGACAGCCTTGATGAGTGTGAGCACGACGCCGAAGACGAACAGCTTCCATGGGCCGAGGAAGTCGAACAGGTCCGGCGTGAGCGCCGTGACGTTCGACGCGAGCGCGGTGAATAGGAAGCCGACGAAGACGCCGACGATCACCTTCGGGCTGACAGGATTCTGAGAGTTCATTTTGCGGACCTTCCTATTCAGGCTTGCTTGGCTTCGAGGATCTTCACGAGTTCAGCGAGGACTTCCTTCGCTGTGCCGGCCGCGTCGATCTGTGCGGCGACGTCGGGGGCGGGCAGGGACGCGAGCGCGGGCTTCAACACCTGCTCTTGGAGTCGGTCCAGCATCGAGCCGAGGTGAGTCTCAGGCCATGCGGGAGGCTGGCCGGGGCGGCGGTCCTGGATGAGGTCGGCTCCGGGCGTGCCGAACCAGACGGCTTGGTAGATCTTCCTGAGGTCGTCGTCGGTTACGGCCATGTCTTCCTCCGTGGGTATTGGGGTTTCGCCGCTGCTGGCGGTCTGGATGGTGCCGCCGTAGAACGGCTCGGGGTTGGTGCATCCGTAGATCAGGCCATTGCCGGTCGAGTAGTTGAGGTCGACAATCGCGCCAACGTGCAGGTGCGGAGCAACCCCGCCCGTGTTCCCGGACAAGCCGATGACTTCGCCCTCTTGGACCTGAGTGCCCGCAGGCGCGGCATCATTCGAGGACAGGTGCGCGTACACGCCGAGGCCCCATGGGTGCTGGATCACGGACACGATGCCGGGGAAGCCCTTGTAGAGGTACCACCGCTCGCGGTATCCGGCGTCCGTTTCATCACCCGGAAGGTTCATGCCCCAATCGGCCCAGAGCACGGTTCCATCGGAGATCGCATAGACGGGCGTGCCGATCGGCACGGCAATATCCTGTCCGGCGTGCCCATACGGCTGGTAGTTGCCGTACAGGTAGACGAGGTATCCGGTGCCCGAGTTGGGGTCGGAATTTGGGGCGACCCCCTGAGTGGCGCCGTCTCCGAAGTTCTGGGATACGGGCCACTGTGCGTCAACTGGCCTAACCATCAGGACTCCCTTACAGTCGGCACGGGTCGGGACGGCGGGGGTGGCGGAAGTCCCTGCCAGATGTGCGACTCGAGCGCGTCGATGTAGACGCCGTCGAGCTCGCGCAGCTTCTCGAGGTGCTCCACCTGGCCGCGCACCGAGTGCAGCTCGCGCTTGAGGTCCCCGCGAAGATCCTCGATCTCCTGCCGGTAGTAGGCGGTGAGCGCATCCCAGTTCGGCACAGTCTGCTGCGCCAGCGTCTCATCACCGGGTGCGCCGGCCTTCTGCGCCTTGCGGGCCTTCAGCAGGGACAGGCCGCCGATGACGCCGCCGCTGCCGAAGATGACGGTGGTGATCAGCTGAATGAGGTCCACTTGCCCACCCGCCTCATGAGCCAGTGCAGGGTCAGGTACCGCACGCCTATCTGGAAGCACAGCGCCGTCGATGCCGCCACCCTGACGTAGAGCACGGGCCGATCCCACACCTCGATCCATCCGAACGCGGTCGCGAGGATGACAGCGGTCATGAACCACGGGAGGGCGGCGTACTCGATCCGGTAGCGGCCGATGACGCAAGCGACGGCGGCGACGAGCGCAGTCGCCATCATGATTGACCACGTCAGGGTCAGCGTCTCGCCCAGCATTGCACCCATGCCGAGGCCGGGGATCTCGCCGTGCGGCCGGAATGCCGAGTAGACGCCGATGGAGCCGATCGTCAGGTAGGACAGCGAGCGCAGTATCCGCTCGGGGTGCGAGGGAGGTATGACGGTAGGCATCAGCGCATCCTCGTGATCCGGACGCGGACATCCCAGGTTTGATTGCCCCCAGTGCCCTGCTGGAACTTGCACGAGATCTGCTGGTTGGCCGATAGGTGCAGGTTCGACAGGCCCAAAGAGCAGCCCCCGGCGCCTGCGACGACGTTGGTCGTCGCATACGTTTCGGTGGTGCCATCCGGGGTGCGGAACGCGAGGAATGTCGTGCCGACAGCGCCGCCGCTGAATCCGCACATCATCGAAATCGAGTAGATGCCCTCCTTGGACACTTGGAGGACGTCGGCAGAAGGGAAGGATGCGAAGCCGCCATTGACGCTGCGGGAGCTGTCGGCGGGGAGGATTCCGGGACCCCAAAGCTGATTGGGGAGCACTGTCTGCGTGCCGTGGAACTCAGCGTGCTCCATGCCGAACGACCAGCGCGTGCCGTCGTAGACTTCGATCGCGCCGCCGAGGTCCATGCGCTCGACAGACAGGCCGGGGTAGATCGTCAGCGCATCGCGTTCGGCCTGCGAGTAGACCTGCTGTGGCGCTCCGGCCGCTGCGAAGAAGGCGTGGTTTAGGGCGATCGTCGGGTTGCCGCCGCCGACCTTCGGAACGCTGATCGTCGCCACCAGGAACGAGCGGGCCGGGAGTGCTGGTGCTGCCGGGGTCGTCGCCGGAGTGCCCGCGAGGTAGTAGACGTTCCCGTTCAGCGCACCCGAGCCGTCGCCGGCGCTCGAGTCGTTGATCTGGATGTAGAGGATGTCCGTGCGGGGGTTCGTTGCATCCGCCGCCGTGACGCTGCCGGTGATATCCGCGTCCGAGGCCCATTCGTAGGCGCCCTGCGTGGTCGAGGACTGCGCGTCGATGATGGCCGAGCAGGCGTGCAGCGTCCATGTGGTCGAAGTGACCGCCACGACCGTATCCGGGGTTCCCGGACGCCAGCCAGAGCGGGCACCGAGCGCACGGCCGGAGCCGCCGCCCATGAGTGCCGAGAGCGCCTGCCGGGTGTTCTGCGCCGTGTAGGCCGGAGCGCCCGCGGTGGCGTCCATCGGGTGAACTGTGATTGCCATCTCTCTCCTAGTCCCAAGCGCTCATCGTCGTGACCGTCAGCAGTGCGCCGGGGTCGTAGTTCACGGCCGAGAAGGCGATCTCGTTGTCGCCGGGGTCGAGGTCGAACCAGCCGCGGTTCGTGACCCAGCCGTTCCGGGCCGACTGTCCCTGCGCCAGCACCTCGCGCCGGCCCATGTCCACCGTGACGAACTCGCCCGAGGCTAGGGCCAGCGAGCTCGAGAACGTCAGCGATGCCTGCTTGCCGATGTGCGTCACGCTCCATCCGCCAGCCGGGACAGGGCCGTCGATGCGGAGCCAGACAGGGGCCTGCGCGTTGCCCGCGTTCGTAACCGTAAGCACACCCGAGTTCGTGTTGCCCGTGTAGGTCGTCGGGTACGTGATCGGGAACGTCCGCCCGCCCGAGGATGATGGCAGCGAGGTCGAGGATGAGAACGGGTCGCTGTACTTCAGCGGGTCCGTCGCCACGAGCTGGAAGCTGAACGTCGCCTCATACTGGTTCAGGCGCGTGACGAGCACCTGATCCTGGCGCTGGACGGCCATGTGCCGCACGAGTCCGGCCTCGTTCACGCCGAGCGTCGTCTGGTCGAGGGTGATCGCCGCGTTCAGCCGCCCGATCGCGTCGTTCAGACCGCTCGGGCTGGCTGCCTGAACCCAGCCGGACCCGGCGAGCGTGCGAGACTCCGCGAACGGGGTCGAGGCCGTCGCACCTGACGAGCGCGGGCGCTGCGTCAGGGCGACGTCCGACTTCGTCTCGCCATCCCAGCCGTCGAGGCTGTCGAGGACCCACTGCGCGCCGAAGCTGTCCGTGGCGTTGAGCAGCAGGTCCCCGACCGAGACCGGGATGCCCCACGCCTGCGAACCGGCCGGGGATGTCAGGCCAGCCGGATACGTGGTAGGGCTTGGGATCGGCATGAGCCCTCCTAGGAAGCGAGCATGGCGAGGCGGCGCTGGGCTGCGACGGCCGTAGCCACCGGATCGCCCACCTGATTGATCGTCTGGTTCACGGTCATGCCGGACCCGGATGCCCGAGCAGGCGCGGCGTTTCCATTCCGCGCTGCCGAGCCCGACATTGCGGACGGGATCGCGACGAGGTTCCGCACGGAATCCGCGACGTCGTCCTTGCCGCCCTCGATGCCCGCAACGAGGCCCGCGGGAATCCAGCGCCCGATCTGGTCACGCATCAGCTTGGATGGCGATGCGATGCCGAGTGAGTGGGCGAGATCCTTGAGTGGCTGGGGCAGCAGGTTCAGGAGCGCGCTGGTCAGGAAGCTGCTCATGCCAGCGATGCCGTCGATGAGGCCCTGGATGAGGTTGCGCCCCATATCAACGAGCCAATTCCCGGCGCCTGCGAAGAATCCCGTGATCTTGCCGGGCAGGCCACCCAGGAACCTCATGATGTTGTCGATTCCGGTCGAGACGCCGGAGACAAGGCCATCCCAGATGCCCCCGAAGAAGCTCGAGATCCCATTCCACGCGTCATTCCAGATGCCGCCGATGAAGGCGAGCGCCCCCATGATCACCGAGCCGACAATGCTGAGCACGCCAGTCACGACAGCGACGATCGTGTTCCAGACGCCCGAGAGGATGTTCAGGATTCCATTCCAAACCTGATCCCAGTTGCCCGAGATGATCCCGGTAACGACTTGGATGATGCCCATGACGATCTGCATCACGGAGCCGATCACGTTCGCGATCACGCCGAACACTGTCGTCACCACAGGCATGAGCCCCTGGATCACTGGGACGAGCAGCCCGAGGATCGTCGTGATGAGCGGCACGATTGCCGAGATGATCGCGTTGAAGATCGTCACCACGGGCGGAAGCACCGAGGACACGAGCTGGACGATGACCGGCACCAGCTGCGAGATCAGCGCACCCACCAGCGGCAGGACCGCCGCGATCACCTGGCCGATGACCGGCACGAGGATTCCCAGCGCGCCCGAGAGTGTGCCGACGACGCTCGTGATTGCCGACGCGACGATGGGGAGGATCTGTGCGATCGCACCGAATACCGTCTGCGCGACCTGCATCCCGAGCTGGATCAGCGGCGGGAGGATCGTCGTCACAAGCTGGATGATCGGCGGGAGCAGCGACGTGAACAGCCCCACGACAATGGGCAGAACCTGAGCCATGAGTGGCGCGAACGAGCTCACGACCGCACCGATGAGCGGAACCAGTTGCGTGATCGCGCCGATCAGGGTCGTAAGGATCGGCCCGATGGCAGGGATCAACTGCTGGAACGCGCCAGATAGGGATTCCGTGATCGTCAAGGCTGCATCCGCCAGCGCAGGCACGATAGTCGTCAGTGCCCCGCCGAGCGTCGTGATGAGATTCCCAGCGAGCGAACCGATCAGCTGCGATACCTGCGGCAGGACCGGCAGCAGGGCGTGAAACAGCAGTGAGAGCGGATTGAATGCGCTCCAGACGCTCAGGAACTGCGGGATCAGAGGCGCAATCGTCGGAATCAGCTGCCCGAACGCCGCCACCACAGGCTGTACCACCGAGCCGATGCTCGCGAAGATCGAATGGAAGTCGATGCCCTTGAGTGCGTCCCCGACTTTCGCGCCAAGACTCGAGACCGCATTGACGCTGGTGCCGTCGCGGAATCCTGCAAAGAAGTCCTCGACATCAATCTTCGCCGTGCCGAACGCCTGCTGGATCACGCCGACTGCAGCGCTTGCCCTCGCGCCGAGGATCGAGAACGGGTCTGTGCCTATGCCCGTCGTGAATCCCTGCACTACCCGCGAGTAGGCAAGGCTCACTTGGCCGAACACGCCGTATGCCGCAGCGCCCCAGTGGGCCAGCATGCTCTGGTTCGTGCCGACCGCGTCGACACCGAACTTCCACCCGTCGATGAAGTGTGAGTATCCGAGGGATGCCTGCCCGAATGCCGAGTACGCCGCAGCGCCCCAGTGCGCGATCATCGACTGGTTGGAGCCGATCGCATCGACGCCGTTCTTCCAGCCGTCCATGAAGCCGCCGAGGTACTTCTCCGCAGCGCCCGTCATGTCCGCGATGCCCTGCGCGACGGGGGTCGTGGCGTCCGTCAGCATATGCAGCAGGCCGATAGCGCCCTCGAGCACTGGAGACAGCACGGGGAGGAAGCCCTGCACGAGTCCCTGGGAGAAGTCCTCGAAGGCTCGGTGCAGCCGCTGGATCTCGCCGGGGAACGTCTTGCCCGCCGCCTCAGCTGCGCCGCCGAACTCCTTGTTGAGCTCGTTGAGGATGACACGCTGGGCGCCGGCGACGTTCCCAGTGTCCACCATGGACTGGATCGTCTTCTTCTGCGCATCCGTGAAGGACACGCCGACCCGTTGGAGGGCGGTAATTCCCTTCACTGGGTCATTGAGCGCCTTGCCGAGCTGGATCGCGGACTGGGAGGCATCCCCGCCCATCTTCGCGGCCATGTCGGCCGCGGCCTTCGTGGTGTCATCGAAGATCTTGTCTGTGCCGGTGTTCTTGATATTCGTGAAGGTCAGGAGCAGCTGCTCTGTCTTCACGATCGAGTCGTCAGTCTGGCCCGAGTAGTTCTGGATGTTCGAGGCAAGAGCGTTCAGGCCGTCCACGGTCACGTTCGCCGCGTTGCCCGTGGACTGGATGCCCGCCGCGAGCTGAGCGGTGCCAGCGGCGGCATCCTTGGCCTCATCGAAGCCCGTCTTGAACACCTCGTGCAACCCGAGGACCGCAGCGAGCGGGGCCGCGAACTTCGCCGCCGTCGCCACGAGCCCGGAGCCGAGCCGCGAGCCGCCCTCGATGCCCGCAGCCGCCGCCTCTGGGGCCAGCGACTGCGCGATGCTCGCGTTGGCTCCCTTAAGCGACGGGACCAGCGAGATATACGCGGTGGCGAGCTCCACACCGGCCATACGGGCCTCCTAGTTCTTGTTCCAGCCCAGAAGCCGGTCCATCTCCTCGATCGAGACGCCCTTGCCCTGCGCGATGATGTCGCCGCCGAGCCCGAGCCTGCCGATGCCGGGACGGGGGAGCGGATCGGGCCTCTTGGCCTTGTCATCGCCCGCCCGCTGCCAGTTCGCCACCGCGAGGATGTCCGCGATGCCGGCCATCAGCTGCTCGGGCAGGCCCCAGAGGTCCATCTCGCCATTCACGGCGCGGGAGACAGCCGAGCCGCGGGGGGACTGCCGGACGATAACCAGAAGGTCGCGCCACGACAGTTCCTCACTGCCCAGCCAGTCCAGCCGCAGCCCGAGCACGATCAGGTCGTACTCGACGGCCTCCCCGTATTCCTCTAGGAATCGGTGGAGGCCAAAGATTCCCCCACGGTGATCCCGGAATCGCGCTGGTAGTCCTTGAACAGCTCCTGCAGCTGCTCGTTGTCCTCGAGCAGGTCGAGGGCGTCGGGCGCGTACTTGCCGAAGAAGGCGAGCAGGCCCTGGTTGCTGTCGAGCCGCAGCGAGATCCGCGGCGGCAGGTACTTGAACTTGGGGATGGTGAACGTCTTGCCGGCGAGCTTGAACTCGTACTCGGACTGACCCTTGGACTTCTTCGATTCGGGGACTTCGTAGACCATGAGTGCGGACTCCATTCGCGGACCCGTTGAGAGATAACGGCTGGCCTCGGGCGGGGTCCGCACGACAACCCGAGGCCAGCCGGTCTAGGAGACGAGGGATCAGGCGTGGACCCCGTCGTCGGTGTAGGTGTAGAAGAAGCGCCCGCTGGAATCCGGGAACGCCTGGATGGTGGTCACAGCCGCCGCGATCGCGTCGTCCTTGAATGTGGTGTCTCCGACGTCCATCACGCGGCCGATCGGGACCACGATGCGCACGCGGGCAACATCCGAGAACACGTCGAACACCCAAGACTTCTTCGGGGTCGGGGCGGACGTGCCGTTGATCGTCAGGCGGGTGCCGCGGCCGGTGGAATCGGTCGTCGGTACGGTGCCAGCCGTGCCAGCAGCGCCCGTGTCCGTGTAGGACGTGGTCGCCGCCGCCGTGGTCGCCACGAGGACAGACTCGCCGCCCGCCGTGGTGCCGCGGTACAGCTTCCAGTTGGTCGCGCCGGCCGGGGCTGTGTTGACGGTGATCACCTGAGTGCCGTTCGCCGCAACCGAGGCGCTGAGCTCGTTCGAGCCGACCGTCTCGCCGTTGGCGTTGACCCAAGTGGCCTTCCAGTAGTACGTGCCCGCCGTGAAGGTGCCGCCCGTGCCAGCCGACGCGCCGAGGGTGATCGTCGGGGCAGCGAGCGCCGCGACCGAGCCCTGAGAGGTCACGTTCGAGTCGCCGTAGATCAGGCCCTGCACGACCGCGTTCAGGAACTCCGCGAGCTCCAGCTTGAAGCTCACGTCCATTCCCTTGCGGGTCGCAGCGATCGTGTCGCCGCCCCAGGCGTTGATGACGCCCGTGTTGCGCTTCTCCGACTTCACCACGCCCGAGTCGGTGACGTAGCCGACCGCGCTGAACGGGTTCGCGCCCGTGGTGCTCAGCGCCGTGACGGCGTCGGTGGGGAGAGTGGCGCCGACGTTGGCGACGGAGACGCCGCCCGTCACAAGGGGCTTGCCGACAATGACATTGTTGATGTTGTTGCCCATGAGGGGTCCTCCAAGGTGTTTGCGGACCCCTTGGACAAATTGGTCAGACGGTCACGGCCTGCCCGCGAACGCGGATCTGGACCGTCATGGTGTAGCGGATCTGCGCGCTGGTCGGATCGGGCAGGTATGCGGGGCCGGCAACCTCGCGGGGGCCGAACAACTGCCCGTCCGCCGCGAAGATCACCGCACGGGCCTCGCGTGCAAGTTGAGAAGCCCGAGACTTGGACAGCGCCCACGCCTCGATGGCGAGCAGCGCCGCCTCCGAGCACATCGTCTCCCGTGGCCCGCCAGTGCGGATCACCCGGACGAACTCGTTCGGACGGGTAGCAGGGATGTCCGCCACGACCGGGACTCCCAGCAGGGGATTGCGGAGCAGGTTGCACACCAGAAGCTCCACGTCGGGGTAGAGGACGGCCTCAGTCACGTCCGGCATCCAATGCCTTGGACAGCGACCGGTTCCTGGCCTCCTCGACGCGGGCGACGTTCGTGGCCGTCGTCACCCGCACATGAGCACGGGTCGGCGTCTGGTGCGTGTCGACGTCGTACTTGTCATACCGGCCCTGCTGGGCCGCCGCCGCAATCTGCTTGCCGCGCCGCTCGAGGTCCGCCACGATCTCCGGGGACTTCAGCAGCGCGATCGCCGCCGCATCATTGATCTCGACTCGCTCCAGCATCAGCCGCTCCTCTTCTTCAGGTGGATCAGCACATGCCCGAGGCGCCCGGACCAGACTTCCGGCTTCGCATCCACGTCGTAGACCGTGCCCAGATACGAGACGCGGTCGTACTCAGTTACATCCGTACCGGATGGCGCGAACACCGTGTACGCGACTTCCGAGTAGTCTCGGCCGATCAGGTACTCGGTGGATGCTCCGGGCTGGACGTCGCAGCCGGTGACGACAGTCTGGATAGGGTTCGTCCAGTCATTGGGGGTCGCCATCTGCGAGTACGGGTCGATCGTGGTCCCGGCGCGCTGGACGGTGATCGTGTCCGTTCCCAGACGCCGCGCCATCAGCGGACCCTCATGTGCCGGTAGCCGTCGAGAATCATGCGCTCGAGCGCGGTGAAGTCGTCGTTGCGGAGGTCATACTTGACCTGCCGCTGGCCCGTGCGCTCCGAGTCGATCCCGGCCGGGGTGGTGTAGAAGCGCGCCGCCACGCCGTAGCACACGCCTGCTATATCGTCTGGTACAGTCGCGAAGCCATGGTCGTAGGTGACGCGCCACGAGCGCCGGTCGGTGGGCCAGCGGACGCCCGTGTTGTTCACGTAGCCGCGGTACACCTCGCCCGTGTCGAGGTCGTAGTCGTAGTCCGTGGTCTGCACGGTCGTCCACGTCCCCGCCCATGGGTCCAGAAGCTCGAGTTGAGAGATTGCCGTGATCGGGGCTTCCTTGAGGAATACCGAGTTGCCGACAGGCGAGCAGCGCTCTACGTCGCCGGCAACCGCCGTCACGGTCATATCCATGTAGCGGCGAATGAGCGCCGACGCCTGCGCCAGGAGTTGCAGCGCGACCGGGTCCGCCGGATCGATCGTCTGCTGCAGGAAGTTCCCCAGTTGAGCCGGCGTTGCAAGCGGCGGCGGGGCCATTACGCCTCCTCAGTTCCCTCGGCGTCCTTCGTCTCCGGCGTCACGTCGGACGGGACTCCAGTGCTGCGTGCATGCTCGGCCTCGATGACCTTGCGCTGTGCGTTGCTGAGGAAGCCGGCCGTGACGGTCACGGGCTTGCTCGGGGTCTCGTAGTTCACGGTGACCGGGTCGTTCAGGTAGCCCTGCTCCACGGTCAGCGCGCCCGGCGTCTCCACGGCGTCCGTCGACGTGTTGTCAGCGGCCTGGGAGTATTCCTCCGGGCCGGTGGGGGTTTCGACTGCGCCTGTGGACTGCGGGAGGTCGAGTGAGTCATCGGCTGCCGCCGACTTCGGGTTGCGTGCCATTGCTCCTGCCTTTCGATGAGGTGCGCCGCCGACCGGGATGATGGGGGTCTACCGGTCGGCGGCGCGGTCAATCAGACGAGGTCGCCGGTAACGCCGACCGTGAAGGAAGGCGTGGTGCCCGCAACCGTCCACGAGGCGCGAATCCAGCGGTCGCAGCCGGGGAACGACTGGTGCGCGGTCGAGCCGGCGGCGGTCTGCGCCGGGAACGAGCCCAGCGTCCGCCACGGGTCGGTCACGCCGTTGTCGTAGCTCGTCTGGACGTTGACCGTCAGCGACGGAGACGTGCCCGAGACGGCCGAGACCGTGAGCTGGCCGCGGAAGTCGTTGCGGTCATCGAACTCCTTGCCCGCGGTATTGCCGGCCGCCGTGATGACGGTGCCAGCCGGGATCAGGTCGTACTGGTTGCCGAAGTTAGCCATTGCCGCTTCCTCCTATCAGGTCAGGTTCGTCACGGTGCCGAACGCACCCGGACGGTAGACGGCCAGCGCCAGACGCTCCTCGGCACGGATGGCCGTTAGGTTGCGCTGGAAGTAGTCGGCGTGCGAGTTCGACGCCTCGACCGTAATCCCACCCTTGCGGAAGATCTGCGCGCCCTGCTTGAATGCGCCGACGACAGCCTGGTTCTGGGTCGTGACTGCCGGCGTCACCGAGACAGGCTTGCTCCAGAGGCTCGGAACCTCAGTCGATGCGAACGGGCCGTTCGCGTAGTAGAACCCTTGCGAGTTCTTCGACAGGATGATGTTCTCCCAGCCGATCGGGTCGATCACGATCGCATCCGGCTCCATGAACGAGGTCGTGCGGATCTGGGTGATCTGCCGGTAGATCGCATCCATCGAGTTGTCCGAGCCGGTCGACGGCGCAGTGCCCTTCGCTACAGAAGGCGCAAGGCCTGAACGGTTCAGAAGGCCCACGAGGTTTGCCCCGGTGCCGTCGCCGTAGAGAAGCTGCGTCTCCTCCTGGAGCTTGATGAACAGGGTCAGACGGGCGTCCACGTAGGACTGCGTCTGAGCCCAGTCCTCCAGCATCTCATCTGAGATCGGGAGGAAGGTCGCGATCTTGTGCAGAACCTCATCAGCCTTCGAGAAGCTGATCGCCGATTCCGGCTTAAGGTCGCCTTCAGCCACGGCCGCCGCAGCGTTAGTCACGGCCTGCTCAACGAGGTACCGGATCAGATTGGTGCTCGTGGTGCCCTGCGAGAACAGGTCAGCCACGAGGAGCTGGCGAAACTTGATGTCCACCACGCCAGGGATCAGGTTCGGGACAGCCGAGACGGGGTTGTAGCCGCCGCCCGGAGTGCCCGCCGTACCCTCGGTGAGGGTCGTCTTGATCTCGATCTCGCCCGAGCTGAAGTTGCCCTTCAGCCCAGCCTCGATGAGGCTCTTGTATGCGGCGGACTGGACGAACTGGGCGCCGATGGACTTTGCCCCGTCGTTGCCGCCCTTGTCGTTGGCGGCGTCACCGAGGTGAACCCCGGACTGCTTGAGGAACTTGGCCCGCTTCTCCTCGACAAACTCGAGGGATTGGACTTCCTCTTCCCACTTCTTGAGGTCGGCCTCGATTCCGCCCTTGCCGTCCTCGCCCTGCAGAAGCTTCTTCTGCTCAGCGAATGTCAGCTTGGTGTCCTCGACAACCTCGAGGGCCTGCTTTGCGAGGCTGCGGACCTTGTCCTTGGCTTCATTGAGTGTAGGCATCGCTTTCTCCTTTCAGATGTTCAGTCGGCGTGCCCGGACAGTGCGCCGAATGCGGCGCGCCATGCCCTTCTTTGGAGTTCGGTCTTGTCGTCTGACGTAGGGGCCTCGCCGGACTTCGCGCCGGGGGCAGCTTTCGCCGCGCCGGGTGCTTCGTCGGGGTTGGCGCCGGTCTCCGTGCCGCCGTCTCCGTCATCTGGGTCAGGGATGCCCAGAAGTTCCATTGCCTCGTCCACGGCCGCGTCGGCGGCCTGCAGGACTGCGAGGGCTTGTTCAACCTCGCCCGCGGTGAGCAGGTCGATCGCCTCATCCAGCGCCGCGTCAGTCGCGGCGATCAGCTGCATGGGGTCGTTGTCGTCGTTCGTGTCGGCATCCTTGCGGCCGTAGCCCTTGCCCGCGCCGCCGCCCGCATCGCACTGGGCTCCGAGGTTCGCGGCGTGGTCATGGATGGCCTGGATCATGCCCTGATCCGTCTTCGAGTTCCGTGCGCCTGACTTGACGCCCTTGGAATCGAGCACCAGAGCCTCACGGTTGCTCGGGACAGCGACGAAAGCGCCGTTCAGGAGCTCGCGCACGTACTTGTCGCCCGAGCCGTCCTTCTGCGGCACCTTCTCCTTCATGAAGGCAACCGACGTCGTCTTGATGTGGCCCTCATTGACCAGCGTCCGGACCTCTTGCGCACGCGGGAGGCTCGAATAGGTGCCCTCGACAATCAGGTTGCCCTTCTCATCGATGTGCGGCTTGCCCGAACCCACCGTCGAGGCCACGCTCATGCCGTGGTCCTGATCGAAGGTGATGTGATCGGGGAGCGGCTGCTTCCACTCGTCCGGGAGCAGCGTGTCCCCGTCGCGGTCCTTCGTGGGGGCCGAGAGGATGACCCGGAACGTGCCGGGGCCGTCGCCCTTGCCGTCATCGGTGTTCTCGATCGCGGCATCCTTGGTAATGACCTTCATCTCTCACTCCTTTGAGAAGGACAGATCGCAGGTGCATCCCGCGACTTCGTCGGCGCCGCCCGACACGTCGCCGGGGCCGCGCATACCGTTGCTGAACAGTTCATTGAGGCCAACAGATTCGCCGTCCATCGCCTCGTGCGAGGGTCGCGGGTTCGGGCCGGAGACAACCCATGTCTTGGACTTGCCGCCGTTCTGCCTCGCCGCCGCATGTCCGGCCTCGAGCGAGACGCTGGTCACGCGGCTGATGGCGATCTGCGCGATCCGAGCCGCGACCAGGCCCGCAAACAGCTGCGCGATGAGGTCGAGGGGACTGTCGCCGGTCAGCAGGTCGGCCAGACGCGAGGCGATCTCCTTAGCTGTCGTGCCGTTGATCGCGGCCGCCGAGTTCACCGCGTCCTCATCGATCCAGTCAGACAGATCCGAGGGGTCGTAGTCGCCGTCGAGTCCATCCGCTATCTGCTGGCCCACGGTGTGCGCCGTGACAGCCGAGAGGGTCGCGAGGATCTGCGCGAGCTGGGCATTCCAGGCTGGCGTGTCCACTTGGGCCACGTTCGCATCCTTGAACATGAGTGACTGGCCGACCGCCTTGCGCTGCTGGTCGAAATACGCGCCGAGCTGCTGCTCGTGCAACTCGATCAGCTTCGCCTTCGCAGCTGCCTTATTCCCCTTGACCCGTGAAAGCCGCCCGACAAGGGCGCGAAACGATGCGCGCCCTTGATCCGCCTCCCCAGCGGGCGCGCTGTCCTCGGGCTTGGGTGCGAACGGGTCGTCATGAGACGCCGAAGATGCCGGGGCAGCGGCACCTTCGGCGGGCTTGGCCCCGAGCGGCTGCAGCGCAGCGTTCGCGTAGACCTTGTCCATCTCGGGATCATCGATCGGCGGGAGATCCACTAGCCGGCGACCGTCATTGCCGGTGCCGAGACCGGCCTGACGCATCTGGAGGGCAGCCGTGACGCGCTTCTCCCAGTCGCCGCGCAGCACCTCGGCCATGTTGAACATCACGAAACCGTCGCCGGGCGTTGGATAGAAGTCCGGGATCAGGTGCTTCATGAAGACTGCTTCGTAGTCCTCGAAGTCCGGGGCCATCGTGTCGCGGTAGACCGAACGGAACTGCTCGGTGATGTTCGAGAACGTGCCGTGGTCCAGGATGTGGACGACGGGCGGGGGAACGTCGTAGGCCGCGCACACTTCCTCGCGGTTGAGCTTCCGCGATTCGATGTACTGCATCTCCTCTGCGGACAGATTGAGGATCTGGGCCGTGATGCCTTCCTCGAAGACCGCAATGCCGCCCATGTTGTCCGGCCCAGCATGCCCAGCCTCGGCCTTGCGCTTCAGCCGCTCCTGAGCCGCCTCCGACAGCGAGTTCGGATGGGTGAGCAGCAGCGACGGGCGGGCGCCACGAGTCCAGAAAGACGCATTCGCCCGCCGCGCCGCATCCTCGTTCTGCAACGTCGACCGCAGACCCTCAAGCGGGGATACACCCCGGTTGATGTTGTCGGGGTTGTACGTCACGAACGGGATCACATCGGCCGCTGGGATCGGCGGCAGGAATGACCAGTCACGGGTGCCGGCGGTGTAGATGTACTCGAGATCGCCGGTCTCCTCCGAGCGGCGCACGAGCACGTTTCGCGGGTGCATCGGCTGGAGCTCGCGCACCACGCCCTTGTCATCCCGCATCTTCAGCAGGAACGCCTCGCCGTAGACCTTCGCCGTCGCCGCGACCCACTGCTTCAGGTGAAAGCCAGTCATGGTAGGCGTCGGCTGGTCGAGGAGCGCCTGCATCGGGCCCTTCTCGAGGTCGTTCTTCCCGTCCGGGTCACCGAGGCGAACCTCGAGCGGGATGCGTGCCGTTGCGCGGGCCAGTTTGCGGACCAGGATGCCCACCCACAGCTGCGAGCGGTACAGCGCACCGTATGCGGCATACTGGCCCACCATCGGCAGGTAGGACTGCGAGTAATAGGTGGCGTCCGCGAAGATCGGCGTCGAATCTGCCAGCGTCCCAACCTGCGTCGGGAGCACTTGGCCATTTGAGAGGAACAAGGCGTCTCCTCTCAGTGAGTGTGCGGTATGCGCTGCAGGTACTTGATCCGGCTGCGGGGAATCCAGAGGTCGTGGTCGACGGCGAGTCGCTGCGTCTTGCCGTCCGGGGTGACGTTCACCTGCGCGGCGTCCCCGAGGATGAAATGCGACTCATCCCAGTCGAGGAGGATGCCCTCGAACGCTTCCTCCTGCTCGCCCTCGAGCGTGGCTAGGAATCTGCCACGCTCGGCCATCAGCAGCAGTCGGTCCTTGCGTGCCACGCGGGCCTCCTAGAAGTCGACCGTTATCGGGTCCTCGTCTTCGTACTTGCTGCGCGTGGGCACCGGCTGCAGACCGGCCCGCCACGCCGCCAGGGACATCGCCTCGGCTGGGGAGATGTCCGCCTCGGTCTTCTTCCGCCCCAGCGCGAATCGATCGCCCATAGGACGCTTGACCGCCGCAGAGACGGCCGTGTCGAGCTCGGGTGCCGTGATGTGGAACAGGCGCCGGTCGCGGATTCGGGTCTCGAGGTTCGCGAAGGCATCAAGCACCTCTGGAGTCGAGGCGATATGCAGCTTCACGCCAGCTCGCTCGAGGTGCGGGATCAGGACCGCACCGGGTCCGCGGCCGTCAATCACCACATCAACGCCGAATTGGTCCTGAAGCTCCTTGCAGCGCTCCACGACGCCACGGGTGCCGGGTCCATGGTGCAGCGGCTTGATCCAGACGCCGCCCTCCGCATCCTCGGAGCCGGCGACAATGGATGACCACGAGAGGTCGATCGATACCGCCACAGCCAGGGCATTGACAGCCAGCCCATCGGGGCGGGTCGTGCGCCGGCCGCTCTCCCAGTCGTCCGGGTCGAACAGGGTGATGCGCGTCTCGACATCCCAGATGCCCAGCGCCTCGCGCTCAAACGAGCCGGGAGTGTTCAGCGCCTTCTTCATCCGCAGCATGGCCGCGTCGTCTGTGCGGGACGGGTAGGACGGATTAGCCTTCGCCCACTGCTTGCGGTCCATCTCATTGCAGCCGGGATCAGCGGAGAACTCGACATAGACCGTATCCTCATCCTCGCCAGCCAGCGCCTCCTTGCGCTTGCCTGCGAAGATCTCGCCGGGGTCCTTCGGCCGCGGCGGGGTGCCGATGAAGAACAGAAGAGGATTCGGGGCGACGTTCGTTGCCGGCACCATGTCTTCCACGGCAGCCTCGGTGAGGATCTGCGCCTCATCGAATACCTCGACGTCGACATTGTCGAAGCCGCGGCCGAAGCCGCGCTCACGGGCGCCGAACATGATCCGCGACCCGTTGCGGAAGTAGATCACTTCATCGCCCGCGCCGGTCGTCACCTTCAGGATGTGCGGGGCGATGCGCTTGCGTCTCGCGAACGCCTGCAGCTTCGAGAACGTCTCGGCGGCCGTCTTCATCCGGTGCGCCGTCCACAGCACCGTCAGGCCCGGATAGAGCAGGCAGAGGCAGAAGACGATCAGGGAGACGAGGTACGTCTTGCCGACCTGCCGGGGGATCGAGAGCACAACACCGCCGATACCGGCCGCGAACTTGCCGTCAGCACGCTTCGCCAACGCCAGCTTGCCGACGCCGACCTGCCAGTCATCGCAGCCGAGCCTGAGCTCACTGGCCTTCTTCGCCACCGAGGGCCATGCCGTCGAGACGATCCCGGTCGGGATCACGACATGGCGGGCGATCTCAGATAGCTTCCGAGTCCCAGGCTTCGTCTTGGGCAGGACCGGCATTCTCGATCGCCTCCTGCTTCGCGTTGGCCTCCAGTGCCTCGAGCTCCTTCGCGATGATCGAGAGCTGCCGGTGAAGCGCAGCCTTGGCTGGCCCCTTCTCCTCCGGGATGGCCTGCGCGATCTCGCGGCGCTGGGCGATCAGGATCAAGCGGTAGTCACCAGTCTCGACAGCCTCAGCCAACGTGAGGATCTTCGGCTCGGGTTTCTCGTCAGGTGCGACGGCGCGGAGGTTCTTCCGAGGGGCCATGTCGCACCTCCTGAAAAGCAAGAAAAAATTTCGGGGATAGAAATGAC